TCTATATACTCTGTATAGGAAGTAATATTCTGCCAAATAATAACCACACAAAAAAATAATTGGTGTTTTTAGGGAATAATGGTATAGATGAATCCATGGAAGAGATTGTAGTAACGGGAAGAAGAGAAGACGAACCTAATTTTAATGTTAGGAACGCTATATTAAGAGGCGCTTCTGCACCTTATCAAGATGGAACTCTTGATCCAGATCTTCGTGGCTCACTTATGATGGAAGATGATATAGGTTATGATGAAGCATATAACTACGCTCAAGAAATGCAAAATCTTAATCCAGAAGCATCATACAGAGGTCAAACTTTAGATCAAATGATCCTAGCCGGTAAAAACGCTCGTAATAAAATGATAAATACTGGAAAAAAATTTGGAAAAGATATATACAATACAGCTGCTATGGCAAGTACAGGAATAGGTAATATTCCAATAGCTGGAGTAGCTTATAAAAATGCTATTGCAAAATCTAATCCCGCTGCTTTTTTAGCAGGAACAGTACTAGCTCCTAATGTTATGTCAGACTTTGGCTTTGCTGAAGGTGGACCGGTTGAAGATAAAGAAGCTCAACGTCAAATAGATCGAGTAATGATGGCTGTTAATAGACTTATGGAAATGGGCGTAAGTGAAGAAGAAGCAAGAGCAGTAGTTCAAAGACATCTTGAATTAGGACCTTACCCTGAACAGTTACCAGGTAAAGTTGGACCTGATGAGTTTATGAGAAGACAAAGAGAAAGAAGAAAATCTGATCCTTCAAGACCTCAAACATTACCAGGCCCAAATCCATTTAATCGTGATTACAGCAATGATGATTCAATGAGGCTTCTTAATGACGAAATGTTTATTACAGAAGATGGTCTTGATTTACGTGAGTCAGATGGAACATCCTTAAATAACTTTGATGAAATGAATTATAAGGCTAATGGCGGTCAAGTAAGAAGACGTGTACCAGATATGTATTTTGGTAGATATAACATGGGAGGTGCTGTTGCACCCGGACAAGTATCAAAGACTCCAATGCCTGCTGGTAACCCTATGTTAAAACAAATAACAAACACAGATCCTCGTTATTATAGCGCCCCACCTAATCCAATGGGTAACTTAGTAGGTGGAATCTCAAATCTTGCTAACAATCAAAAGAAAACTAACAAGCTTTTAGGTGGCAATAATCAAAACAATAATGCCATGAATCAAAATTTAAAAATTTCATACAATCCCAATCCCACCAACAAAGATCAGAGACTTGTCTTCTCTAATGTTCTAGAGAGTACTCGTCCAGTATAAAATCTTCCTGTCTATACGAAGGTTAAGGGGACGAGAGATCGTCCCTTTTTTCTTGCTCTTCTTTCAATACTGATTTAAAAGGATATACAGGAGACAAAAATGAAAAATATATTAATAGTATTTGTACTAGGAGTATTTTTAATAGGATGTGCTGCATCACAAATATCTTTAACTGCGTCTGCGCCTAAAGGCAAAGACCTAGATATAACTATTAAAACAAGCGAAAAACAAGAAACACAATAGGAGAGTAATATGGAATGGCTAAACAAAGCGATAAGTCTAATAAAAACATTACCATCAAAGATATCAGAGCCGAGTACGTGGGCCGGTGTCGGTGTGGGGCTAATAGGTCTTGTATTTGTGGTGAGCGGAAACGTCCTTCTGGGAATAATAGTTTCGATTGCGGGAATAGTTGCAATTGTAATGAGTGAGACACAAGAAAAAAAAACTAAGAAAAAATCTAAAAAATAGGTGAGCCATGCTATCCTTATTAGGATCCGTACTTGGTTTCGGAACAAGCTTTTTGCCGTCTATATTAGGGTTCTTTGAGAAAGGACAATCTAACAAACATGAATTAAAGATGTTAGAGGCTAGGGCTAAATATGCTGATACCTTGAGCAAACTTAAAGTCCAAGAGTTAGATGCCGAAGCAGACATACAAGAAACACGTTCTATATACCAACATGCATCAGAAGTTGCAGCTAACAGTAAATCTACATTTATATCTGCTATTCAAGCATCGGTTCGTCCTGTTATTACATATTTCTTCTTTGCTCTTTTTGCTACGATTAAAGGACTTGGAGTTTATGTTGCCGTTCAAGATGGAACAGATGTAAGTCAAGCTATATTAAATAGTTGGGACCAGGAGACAGCAATATTGTTTTCAACAGTAATTTCGTTTTGGTTTGGCGGTAGAGCTATGAAACACATTAGGGGCAGTAAGTCTTAAAATGTCCGAAGTCAATTGGGATGAAATAGTTGACGGCCTTACAGATGATGAAGCTAAGTATGCTCTTGAGTTAACGCGCAGACTTAACAAGTTAAACTATCAATCACATGCTCAAGAAAAATTTATAACATTTGTAAAACATATGTGGCCAGACTTTATAGAAGGCGAACATCATAAAATATTTGCAAAACAATTAGAGGCGGTGGCACAAGGAAAATCTAAAAGATTAATTGTTAACATGCCACCTCGACACACAAAGTCTGAGTTTGCTAGTGTGTTTTTTCCAGCGTGGATGATGGGAATTAATCCTAAGTTAAAAATAATTCAAGCAACACACACAACAGAACTTGCAACAGGTTTCGGACGTAAGTGTAAAGCTCTAGTGCATAGTCCTCAATTTAGAGAAGTTTTTCCTAAAGTTAAGATATCACCAGAAAGTCAAGCCGCTGGTCGTTGGAATACGGTCGATGGTGGTGAGTACTTCGCTGCCGGTGTTGGCGCTGCTATTACAGGTCGTGGTGCGGACTTACTTGTAATCGATGACCCACACTCTGAGCAAGATGCTTTATCAGCAACATCTTTCGAAGCATGTTATGAGTGGTATACCTCTGGTCCACGACAAAGATTACAGCCAGGTGGATCTATTGTTATTGTTATGACACGTTGGTCTACGAAAGATCTAACAGCTGAAGTTTTAAAAGCACAGTCACGAAAAGGCGCAGATCAATGGGAAGTTATAGAGTTTCCTGCTATCTTTGAAGACGATAGTGTTTTGTGGCCTGGTTTTTGGGAAAGGTCAGAACTAGAAGGTGTTAAAGCATCACTACCTGTTTCTAAATGGAATGCTCAGTGGTTACAAAAGCCAACCAGTGACGCAGCGTCAATTTTAAAAAGAGAATGGTGGCAAAAATGGGAGAAGGATGATCCTCCACATTGTGATTACATTATTCAATCTTATGATACTGCATTTCTTAAATCTGAAACAGCAGACTATAGTGCCATAACAACATGGGGTGTTTTTCAAGCAGCAGAAGATGATTCGCAGTCGATATGTTTATTAAATAGTGAAAAAGGACGATGGGAGTTTCCAACCCTAAAAAGAAAAGCGTATGAAAGTTATATGGAATATGATCCTGATATGGTGTTAATTGAAGCTAAAGCAAGTGGACTTCCTCTAACGCAAGAATTAAGAACAATGGGTATTCCAGTTCTTAATTTTACTCCAGGAGGTAGACGGGCTGGACAAGATAAGATAGCTCGTGCTAATGCTTGCGCACCACTATTTGAGTCTGGAAAAGTATGGGCGCCAGACACGGACTGGGCTGAAGAACTTATCGAAGAATGTGCATCATTTCCTAACGGAGATAATGATGACTTGGTAGATTCAACAACTCAGGCTATACTACGATTTCGTGAAGGAGGATTTCTTACTCATCCGGAAGATTACTTGGATGAAGAAATTGTTCCTAAACAATTTAAATATTACTAGGAGAAAAAAAATGCCAAGAGTTGGAAAAAAAAGTTTTTCATACGATGAAGATGGATACATGAAAGCACAAGCTGAAGCAGATAGAACAGGGCAACCTATGATTACAGGTTATGCTATGGGCGGAACTGCAGCAGATTTTGTTTCAGATAAAGAAAGAAGAAGACTAGCTGATGATTATATCGCTAATTCTTCAGCTGTTAACCCAGATTTTGCTTATGATCGTGCAAGCTATGAGTTAGACCAAGGTGAAGGAACAAACAGAATGAAAAAAGCAAGGAAGATGAACAAAGGCGGAGATGTTTTTGGTCAAGAGACTGTTGTTTCTGTTCCTGAAGGTAATGGTGCTGGTACTATGAAGGGTATGGGAGCTGCTACTAGAGGCGGTAAATTTTCTGGAACATTCTAAAAATGGTAAAAATTAAATTTACACCAGACTTTTCAATGGAAGAAGATGATGATATTGTTTTTGAACTAGAAAATGAATTTGAAAATTTAAAACCTATTCCCGTTGAGGAAGCTATTTCAAGGACATTGTGTTTTAATAGTCCAAATAGCGAATGTAAATGCAAATCATCTCTAGAGTGTAAAAGTCATAAAGATTATAGGCCTTCGGCTTTGTCTGCAATAATGGTTATTTTAACAGCAGACCCGCAAGGCTACATAATAAAAAGGTTAGATGAGAAGGATTTAAATTAATGGCCCAAGATGATTTACCTTTAGGACCAGGGGGTCCAGAATCAGAAGAAATAATTGTTGAAGGTAATCCTTTAGACCAACTAGCCATTGATCCTGAAATGCTTGAGCTTGTTCAAAACACAGAAGGCATTGAAATGGAAGATGGTTCTTTTGAATTTTCTATGGAAGAAAGTGATTTAGAAAAAGAACAAATACCTTTTGACGCTAACATGTCAGAATATTTAGATGAAAGTATTTTATATACTATATCTAGTGATATTCTTTCTCACATAAATGAAGATAAAAGTTCAAGAAAAGAATGGGAAGATGCCTACAGAAGAGGCTTAGAACTTTTAGGTGTTAATGATAACGAAAGATCAGAACCTTTTCAAGGTGCATCAGGAGTTACTCATCCTATGCTTGCAGAAAGTGCAACTAAATTCCAAGCAATGGCTTACAAAGAATTATTACCAGCTGGTGGTCCTGTTCGCACAATGATACTAGGTGCAAAGAATGCCGAAACAGAAGCGCAAGCTGACAGAGTAAAAGAATTTATGAACTATCAGATAACGTGTGAAATGGAAGAATATGATCCAGAAACAGATCAACTTCTTTTTTATCTTCCTTTATCTGGTTCTGCCTTTAAGAAAGTTTATTACGATCCTACTATGAATAGGCCTTGTGCAAGATTTGTTCATGCTGAAAAATTAATTGTTCCCTACAACACAACTGACTTGATTTCAGCTCAAAGAATAGCGCAACAATTTACAATGGCTGGAAACGAATTAAGAAAATTACAACTATCTGGATTTTATAGAGATATAGATGTTAGAGCTGGATTTACCGGAAGAAGTGATGTTGAAGAAGAAATAGATAAGCTTTCTGGTATAGAAGATATTAATTACGATGAAGATGTTTTTGAATTGTATGAAGTACATACTTTTTTAGATATTGAAGGTTTTGAGGATATTGATGACAAAGGTGAAAATACAGGAATTAAACTTCCTTATATTGTAACTTTAGATGCATCAAGTGGAAATGTTTTATCAATTAAGAGAAATTATTACGAAAATGATCCCCTGAAAAAACCTATTCAATATTTTGTACATTACAAATTTCTCCCCGGTTTAGGTTTTTATGGGTTTGGGTTGCCACACATTATAGGCGGTATGGCATCTTCAGCTACATCTATCCTTCGTCAGTTAATTGACGCTGGTACATTAGCAAACTTACCTGCTGGCTTTAAAGCTAGAGGAATACGAATCAGAGATGATGATGTTCCGCTACAGCCTGGTGAGTTTAGGGATGTAGATGCTCCAGGTGGATCATTGCAAAATTCTCTTATCCCATTGCCATTTAAAGAACCTTCTCAAACTTTATACGGTTTGCTAAAAACTTTAGAAGAAAATGGCAGAGGATTTGCTGCAATAGCTGATTTTCCATACAAAGAAGTAGATAAAAATGCTCCTGTAGGTACTACAATTGCTAATTTAGAGCAAGGAACAAGAGTAATGTCAGCCATACATAAGCGTTTACATTACTCACAAAAGACCGAATTTAAGCTGTTAGCACGTCTATTTAGCGAGTATTTACCTCCTTCTTACCCATATATGACTGCAAATGGGGATCAACAAATAAAACAAAAAGATTTTGATGAAAGGGTGGATATCGTACCAATTAGTGATCCTAATATTTTTTCTATGGCTCAACGCATTGCTTTAGCACAAACAGAGTTACAATTAGTTCAATCTAATCCAGCAATACATGGTCCTAATGGATTGTATGAATCTTACAGAAGAATGTATTCCTCACTTGGTCTTAATAATATAGATGAAATATTGCCTAGACCTCCTAAACCACAGCCCTTAGATCCAGCTAAAGAAAATGCTGCAGCTATGAAAGGTGGAAAACTTCAAGCTTTTCCACAGCAAGACCATGATGCTCATATTAAATCTCACATGGCCTTAATGGGTACACCAGCACTTAATGCAAATTTAGATTTAGTTGCTAATATTCAATCTCACATTTATGACCATATGTCGTTTAAGGCGAGAGATATGGTTATGCAAAAGATGCAACCAGAGATACAATCTTTGCAAGAACAATATCAAGGTCAAATTCCACCAGAAATTCAAGAACAATTACAGGCTAAAATTGAAGAATATACTGCTCAAGAAATTGCTGGTTTAAGTGAATTATTTACTCAAGCTATAGAGCCAATGGAAGGACCGGATCCTTTAGTTGCTCTTCGTCAGCAAGAAATTAATTTAAAAGAATCTGATATGGAAAGAAAAAATGAAGAGTTTCAACAGAGATTACAACACGATATTACTTCTGATGAAGCAAATGCTCAAGTTGCTATGGATAGAGTTGATGTTCAGGAAAAGGCAATTGAAGAAAGAACAAGAGTTGCTGAAGAAAGAATTGCTGCTCAAAGAGAAAAATTATACTTGGATAAATAATGGCAAAAGCTATAGCCAGAACAACAAAAGGCAAAGGAGCCAACTACAGACCCACTAAGTCTGGTGCAGGCATGACAAAGAAAGGTGTTGCTGCCTACAGGAAAAAGAATCCTGGCTCTAAATTAAAAACTGCTGTTACCGGTAAAGTTAAAAAAGGTAGTGCTGCTGCAAAAAGAAGAAAGTCTTATTGCGCAAGATCAGCGGGTCAGTTAAAAAGAAGTAGTGCTAAAACTAGAAATGATCCTAATTCTAGGATTAGACAAGCAAGAAGAAGGTGGAAGTGTTAAATGGCTAATAAAAAAAATAAAAAAACTGTTAAGAAAGTAATTACGGGTTTAAAAAAAGCAAGTGCCTTGCATAAGAAACAAGCTAAAAGTTTGTCTGCACTTAAATTAAAAAACGGTGGAAGAGTTAAAAGGAGAAAATAATGAGTCTGGTAGAAAATATTAACAAACGCAAAAAGGCAGGAAAATCTAGATCTAAAAAAAACAGCACTGTTTCACGTGAAGCATACGCAGATATGAAA